TTCTGCTGCCAGTTCTAAGTTCATATCCCACGCTTGGCTAGAGTACGGTCAAGAAACCAGTAGTTAATTGTCCCTGAAAGAAGGGCGGCAAAGTCTGGTGTCATCATTGTTTTGAAGACTTCAACGGCTGGCGCACCCGCCAACCATGCGTTCCATGCAAACCAAACATGGATAAACGACCAAACAAACAGAACCCAATAGGTGACCACAGGACGCACAGAAGCCGACAGGCTAGCTACCCATCCACCCGCTGCTTTAACCATCGTTGCTTGCTGTTCTATGGCTGATTGAAAGGCATTCATGACACCTACGTCTACAGCGGCCTCTCTTTGTGCGCCTATTTCTGCGAGTTTCTGTTGACCACGTTGAGCCTCCAAATCGCATTGGAACTTAAACATATTAAGTTCATGCTCACGCTCATTCTTCTTATCCATCCATTTAAGTACTTCAGGGGCAAGGCGAAATACCCCACCAAAGATAGAGCCTAGTATTCCACCAGATAACATTTCAAACATGGTTAGTCCCTTTTACAATGTTTAGTTTCTTCGTCATGCGATAGCTTTACACCCGCCAAGAGGCCAATAAATCCACCAATAATGGTCTGAAAGGCTGGTGAGAGGAGCGCAAAAATCTCGGAGTTATCAACCTCTTTTGCCCATAGACCAAGAATAAAAGCACCAACCATTCCTAGTATGCAAATACACAATGTTGCGCTAACCATAAAGGTTACATAGAAAGTCAGTCTGCCTCTTAAATCATTCATTTCAACTCCTAAACGTATACATCCAGTTTGCGGTTAGTGAATATCTCCATGCGGAGTCTCTCTTGAACTACTTTTTTAGTATAAATCTCAAACTCTAAGTCTTCTAACTGAGCCTGTTTTAGCTTGGCTAACTCATTTACCTTGTTCATTTCATGCTGTTTCTCTAGCTTCACTTGAGCAAGGTCATGTCTGTCTGGATACCCCGATGGCTGAACAGTAGGGAACAATTTAATGGTATCAATCATTATTTCTCCCGTTTAAGGGCTTCTTTGTACCCTTGGATGACCTTATGCCTTAACTCTGCACTATCAGCACTACCCGCCCATTCACTCAAGTTATTCCAAATAACAACCATGTCTGAACTTTTACACAATGTTTGATGTTTTGTAAGCCAATTAGACATCTGTTGGTGACGTTCTGTTGGGTTATGGATCGTGTAAGCAATTATGTAAAACTCTCGAACACTACAGAGGTCTTGACCCGTGGAGTGAAGCGAAAGGATTAAAACAAGTGCTACTAGCCATTTCACGGATACGCCCAAATAATTATGTAACTACAAAAGACAACAAAGCAAGTGATACAGACTGCCGCAACAAATGCTTCGGCAAAGTCTTTCATTTACTGGACAGGCATTGGTTGATTCTGTTGCATCTGATTTACTCTATCTTGCAAAAGCCTTGCTAAACCATTTTCTTCAGCGGGTGCTTGGACAGGTTGTTGTTGACGCATTGCTTGTTCTTGAAGCAAGGCAGCAAGTTCATCCTGACCAACAGTAGCTTGTTCTTGTGTCTGAACAGTAGGTTGCTCTGCACTAGCCATTCGTGGGCCGAGTCGAGCAGTAGTTCCAACCATCCATTTAGCAATAGGATTTGAATTCTCCATTTTTGTTAAATCTGTTAAAACATTTGCAGACCTTGGACTTAGTGCTGCAGTCTTTAAGAAATTAGCACCTTCAGGAGTAAGTAAAGCCTTCATCAACTGGTCTTCATTCAAACCATTTTTACTAAAAGAATTGACAATATCTAAACCAAGTTGACCAACCTTAGACGCGCCATAATTTAAACCCGCGCCTAAAACGGCAGAAGTCTCACGCACAACCTCACCGCTAACAATTGGAGGCTCTGATGGCTTGGAAACGCTCATTTTGCGAGTCATAAGTTCAGCATCTTTCATGCGACTTCCAAACTCTGAAGCATTAGTTCCCAAAGCCGTAGCCAAGGCGTCTCTGTCCACAGCGTTTAAACCTCTCCAGTTTTTAGCCATCAACTCTAAATTAACAGTCTCTACGCCAAGAGCATTTGGTGTTTTTGCTTGACCAACAAACTCATCAAATACTTGTTTATCCAAAACAGACAATGCTTGTGAATCATTTTTAGATACCCACGACCTCATTGTTCCTCTTTGAGCAGCGGTTAATTCTTTGTATGCTTGAAACAATTGCTCTGGTGAAACTTCAATTAAACTCTTATTTTGCAAGAACTTTGGCAAACCTTGGGCAATTGCTTCGTTATATGCTTCACTAGATTTAGCAACACGATCACGAGCCTCTGATAGTAAATTTAAAGCTGCCCTATCATTTCCAGATGAAGTTCTTACAGCCGATCTCAAATCTTCCTTCATCCCACCAAAAATAGCACTAGTTATAATTTTTTCATCAGAAATAGATAAGTCTTTAATTAAATTGTCGCCAGCAGATGCTTTCTTGCCAAACTCAGATAAGACACCTTGAACTTGCTCAACAGTACGTTTGTTAGTCATTTCAATAGGGCCAGTAGCACCTCTTAAAGCAACTTGCTCTGGATTAACTGGCACTTCTGTAGTCAGACGTTGCTTAATTGACTCAAGCACCTGAACAGCACGATCTGCATTTGGAGTTGTTTGTGCGCTGTATCGTTTAATCAAATTATCAATATTTGCCAAAGTGTTAGAAGGATCAACCAATGGAATATTTGCACCATAGCCTTTAGCCTTTTCAAACAAACTACCAGTTTTACTGTCTCTCATACCAGAGAGTTTGTCTTCAATACTTTGGATAATTGCTGTTTTTGCTTGCTCTTGAGTAAGTACAGATGTTTTAGGCTCAATACCTAACACAGCTTTTCTTGCAGCACCTTCATTTAAAGCAGTAACAAGTTCTAGATATTTTGGCGACCTAGAAAGTCTTGCAATGTCAGCGGCAATAACGGGATCAGATGATGCTTGACCACGCAACATAAACTCATCAAAGATATTCTTATCGCCTTCAGGAAGCAAAGACTTGTATTCGTTAATCTTGTCTTGTTGACCTTTAGCACGATAACCACTTATGCCACCCTTAACCAAATAAGGCAATGTTTGCATTGTTAACTGTGCCGCCATGCTTTCTGGTGCAACTTGTTGAGATAACAAACCAAGAGTTCCAGCCGCAGTAAACTCAGTAGCGGCTGTTCTTGCGGGAGTAGACATTTTAAACAGACTACTGCCTGGTGCTGCCGCCGTCATCAAAGCCGCAGGTGCGCCAGCCTGACCAACATCGTATAAACCTTTATACCCCTGAAGTTTCATTAAGTCAGGGCCACCAACTTGAGAAATGGCGTTTATGATTCCACGACTTGATAGTGCGCTAGGGTCTTTGTTTTCCTTAATGTAATCATATAAATTACCCCATCCACCTATTAAGTCAATAATACCTTTGGTAGAGCCTTTTAAAAGAGATGTAGTAGCCCTTTTAACCTCTTCAAGAGTTGTTGTTTGTTCAGGTTGCTCAAGAACACTACGAACACCGCCAGTAACACGACCAGAGCGTCTTTCTCTTTCAGCAATGAGTTCTGCTAAATTATCAGCCATACCTTACCCCTTATTGTGGTTGTTGCGCTTGTGCGGCTCTAATTTTTGCGTCAAGTTGTTCATTTGTTAAGCCAGAATAAGGTCTTGGTTGACTAGGTGCAACAGACATAGGAATCTTAGGCTCAAAACCTGTCAAACCTTTGTTCTGACGAGCATAAGTTTCAAGTCTGACTGTTTCCTTAATAATCTCTTGATTCTTGTTTTGCATGAAAGAAATAAGTTGCCTACGAGCATTTGGATTAGTTTCAAGTTGAGGAACAAGACTAGCAATAAATTCACGATCCGCATTAGAAAAGCCAGAACCCAATTTTCCACCAAGAGTTTGCAAGATAACATCTCCTGCAACCTTTTGATATTCTTGGCTTGTAGATAATTTGCTAACATCAGTAGGAGATGCCAAACCAAGTGTTACTAATAAATTAGTAGCACCAACACGACCTGTAGCAAATTGACCTGTAATCAATTCATTGTCAGGCAATTGAGCAAGTTTGTTTAATGAATTGATAGCACTACTTGCATTCTCACGGGTTGTAAATGCTTCGTTAACCTTTTTAGCGTCTAACTTACCAAGTTCAGTAACAAATGCTTCTTCGCCTTTTTGGCTAACAGTAAGTTGTGTTTTAGCAGTAGTTCTATCAACTCCACCTGTATATGGAAGCATTGTTTGTTTACCATCTACATTTTTGTAAACAATCTGTTGAGGAGCATTATTTCCTTCTTGATAAGTATAGACAGGTTCACGAGTTCCTTCAGCAACACCAATTTCCTTAATTAAAGGGCGACCTTCAGCCTTAGTTGTTAGGCGTTGTAGTTCAGAAGCATATTTAGCGTTATAGGCAGGAGAACCTTGTGGCCCTTCTAAAAGAGCAATTGCATTTGCATTCTTCATTTCACCAGAAGTTAACTCAGGTTTTTCCTTGTTTATCAATTGAGATAAAGTTTGTTGATAAGCCTGATTAAACTGAGGAGTTCCTTTTTCAGCAACACTTCCTGCAAAAGCCAAAGCATTTCGTTGCTCTGGAGTCATCTTTTCAGCCATGCGTTGTTGTGCTAAAGCTACCTCACTTTGTGCTTTTCGAGCATATTCTGCAAGAGCCATAGCACCTTGTTGGTCGCCAGCTTGAGCCAACATTTGTGCGCCTTTTAGGATTGACTCAGGATTGGTTTGGTCTATCTGTTGGGCAATAGCATTCCTAGCACTAATTAGCTTCAACTGAGGGTCTTCTACGCCCATAGCACCCGCAATAGCACCACCAAGACCTCTAGCACCAGCATAGGTCAAAGCCGCACCACGAGCCGCAGGGTCTAGTTGAGCAAGGTTAATACCTTCTTGTAAAGCACCAACACGCTGTTGCTCACCATACATTTGTGGGTTCATTCCAAATAGACCCGCTACGATATCTGCCATGATGAATCCTTTTAGAAGTAAAGCGAACCGAAGTATTCGCCTGTAGTTGGGTCTACACCAGCACCATATTGACCATTAGAAAAACCACTTGTAGGTGCAGTTTTAAATAACCCATTTAAATATTGACTGAAAGCAGGATTAGAAGCCAAACCACTTAATGCTGTTGAATATGGGTTAGTAGTAGCAGCATTACCCGTTGCTAATGCCACACTTTGTTGCGCACCCTGTAAACCTAATTGACCCATCCTTGCGCCAGCGGCTGATGTTTGTTGAGCAAGATCGGTCGCCATTGTGAAAGGCTTTTGTGCAAGAGTTTCCAAATCTTTTGCTTGAGTCAATGCAGTTGTGTAAGGCGCATAAGCGGCTTGTTGACCCGCATAATAGTCGCCCATCGCAGTAGAGCCTTGACCAAGTAATCCCGCACCAAACAACACATCTTTCTGACCTGCTTGTTGAGAATAAGCCGCCAACTCAGCCTCTTGTTTAGCACGAGCGTTATACAAAGCCTGTAACTCAGGAGTAGTAGCCCCATAAGTGCCGCCTTGAGCCACAGAAAGACCGCCACGGCCTTGTTGCTGTAGTTTGTTTTGCAGAGTAGCTAACTCTAACTCTCTGCCTGGTTGCAACAAAGCCATCTGCTGATTGAGATAGTTCTGAGCAACATCTTGTGGAGATTTAGCCAAGTACTGATTACCAAGGCTAAACAAACTCTGTGCGCCAGTTTGCAAAGGAGCATACTGAGCCTGTGCGCCTTCAGCTTGTGTCAAACCTTGACCCGCTAAAGTAATAAATCTATCTTGTGCATTCTTAGCTTCAGGGCTTAATGTGTATCCCGCGCTTGTGAGTTGTCCTGTTACTGGATCAATCGCAAACTGAGAAGTACCGAACCTAGTAGTCATTCCAATAGGACGGAAAGCCGCAGATTGTTTAGCAGCGGCTGTCTCAGCATCAATGCGTTGTTGAGCCGCAAGAGCCGCTTCTTTAGAAGTTTGTTGTTGGAGAAGACCTGCGGCAGTAGTTGCTCCAGCAGTAATCAAATTACCAGTACTTGAGGGCGTCAAAAGACCAGAAACAGCCGCTGGAATCAATGCTTTTGCAAGTGGAGGAATTACAGTAGGTGTGCCTGTAGGAGGAATTACAGGAGGAATAACAGGAGGAATAACAGGGGGTACACCTGTGGGAGGAACTACTGGAGGTACACCTGTAGGAGGAACAACTGTGGAGGGCAGAATTGCCGCTGCTCCAGCACCTATAGCAGGATAAGTACCTGCCGCTATAGCCGCTAACTCAGCCGCTGTAAATTCCGCAGCCCCTCCAAGAATTCCCGCATTAACCAAATCAAAAGCACCGCCAGAGCCAGCGAATTCTAAACCTGCACCAGTAGCGGCTGCCGCAGGAGTTAATAAACCTGTTCCACCTGCTCCATAAACACCCATACCAGCGTCTAAAGCACTTGCACCACCAAATAAACCCTCAAAGCCACCAGTAAGGCCATAAGCCGCACCCGCAACAGCCGCTAGTTTAAGAATATCATTCTTTAGAGTGCTAGAAGATGCGCCCTGTGTATAAAAAATAGGCTTACCTTGTGCATCAAAGTTAACACCAAAACCAGTATTACCCTTACCTTCATATGATCCAGACCAAAGGTTTCCACCAGTTCTTTCTCCATAACCAGAGACTAACTTCTCTCCTGTCATGGCGTTAACGATCCCACTATCAGTCTTGGTAATTTGTTCAATGTTGGTAACACCACTCTTAGCCAAATCACTTGCCATATACAAGGCGGCTTTCTCAGGAGGCAATCCACCTGTCCACGCCTCAGTTGTTCCTTGTGAAAGAATCTGACTTGCTAATTTATTGATGTTTTCAGCAGTTTCAGTTTTAGGAGCAACTGCAACATATCGCTCTCGTATAACTTCTACTGGCAAACCAACAGCTTGAGCCATTTGAGCAGGAGTAACGCTATATTCCTGCATTGCCGTAGCAATCTGAGCATCTGTCAGATTTGGATTAGAGGTGAGAAAACTCAGTATTTGTTCGTTAGTTACAGCCATGATTGCTCCTTATTACGCTATTCCAATTGGCTCAACCCAATCAGGATTATGAGGCCAAGTGATAGTCGATCTTGCATCAGAAACAGTCGATGGAAAGTCTCTCAATGTCTGACGATATGTAGCCCATTCAGCTTTCTTAGGAATGGTGCAATCAGCAATCTGAGTCCAATCGCAAGCAAGCAATAAAGCATTGCGTGTGGCTCTCAGTTGAGACATTGCAGAGTCTTTGGCTGCTTGGATTTCTTCAGCACTCAGGTCAGCCACTTCAACAACAGAAACAAATGCACCATCGTCATAGGCAGTACATGAAACCAACTTCTGAGTCAGACTGTTATGCGCTTTAAAGGCATTTACCTTCTTGGCATTGTTGGCAGTCAAGAATTCATCACTTGGGCCACTTGAGTTAAATGATGTATTGCTAAACAGTTCACGATAATCGCCAACTGTGATGGGGCTAGTTAAGATTGCAATTTGCATGATGTTCCTTAATATGGGCCTGTATCTGAGAGAGCCGCAGTTGGCGGTGTGAATGTTGCTGTGTATCGGGCATAGCCTTTGGTAACTCGTAGGTCATCAATGTAGCCATTAAAATAACCATCACTTGCACCAAACGCTCCAATGAAAGTGGGTTGTGCATCATAGTTAACACTATTAGTTCCTGATGCTTCTTGTGTGCCATTTACAAACAATTTGCAAGTTGTCCCGCTACGACTTATTGCAATATGATTCCAATTGCCATCAGCTACATTGCTAGTTCCCTTTACAAAAGTAGAGCCTGTATTTCCAAATACTACTTTACCTGTGCTTATTTCAAGATACAGTTGACCTTGATAACTTGCAGATGCAGTTCCCCACATTGTTCGTGAAGCACCTCCAGAAATACTTGTTGTACTTGTGTTAATCCACATTTCAATAGTGAAGTTGCCAGTACCCCATGCAAGCAGTTGAGTTGCTGGCTCAAACAAATAGTCACCACTTCCATCAAAGTACAAAGACCCTGTTCCATACTTCTTAACACTTGTAGAAATCTGTGCGTTACCCACAGTTTCTAAGTCGTTCATCATGGCGTTGTCAAAGATTGCGCCATTGGTTGTATTAAGTAACAATTGTGTATTTGTTATTGCTGTTAGTGGCGCAGTATTAGGTGTAAATGCGGATGTATAAACAGCAGAACCTTTAACGCATCTAACATCCGACATATAGCCGTTAAATGGATTTGAAGTAAGGTCACCACCATAAATACCAACATAAAATGTTGAAGTATTATTAAAGTCATAGCTATACGATGTAACTGTTGTGTCAAGAACGCCGTTGATAAAACAACGCAAAGTTGTACCAGAGCGAGTTATGGCGACATGAGTCCAAGCATTTGCAATAGCCGAAGCACTAGAAGTAAATACTAAAGCAGTTGTATAAAGTTCAATTTTATTGCTTGCGTATATACCAATCTCAAATGTTCCACTATTATTTGTTCCTTTACATATAAGTTCTTTACCTCCAGAAGCACTACTTGGATTTACCCACATTTCAACGCAAAAGTCACCAGTACCCCATTGCAATGCAGTATTGTTTGATATACCTAAATAATCCCCACTACCATCAAAGTACCCTGACCCACCAATCACGCTTGTGGAGTAGGCGGTAGAAGCACCAAATGGGTTGAAGCGTTGAACGCTTGGTGTGCCGTTAACGGTTGCAGTAAATGCGTTGCTGCTGTTGTCAATAAAACGATTTGATTGGCAAGTTAGTAGTTTAGTGTTTGTAATTGCTGTTAATGGTACTGTGCTTGGTGTAAAGTTACTTGTATAAACTGCCGTTCCTACAACATATCTAAAATTAGATATGTACCCCGCACTATAGTATCCGTTATAGCTACCAAGTCGCCCAAATGTAAGTGGATTTATACCAGAATTTATTGAGCCAGAAACAGTAACAGTTCCTTCTGATGTGCCATTGACATATAAAGTCATGGTTGTACTATTTTTTACTAACGCAATATGATACCAAGTGTTAACTTTTACTACAGTTGTTGCTGTAATTCCGTATCCAGTTGAACCAACAAAAACAGTACCTGACCAAAGATCATTACTTCCACCAGAAGCACCAATTTGAAATGTTCTTGTAGTTGCCGCTAAATCCGACCTAGATTGAGCAACATCTATTCCACCATCTAAAACAGCTTTGCAAAACCAACCTTCAATTGTAAAGTTGCTTGAGCCTAAGTCAAATGCAGTATTAGATGGAAAAGTTACATAGTCAGTTGAACCATTAAAGTAATTAGACCAATTAGACCCATAAGGCGAGAAAGAACCTTGGGTTGTATTGCCGTTGCGAGTAATGCTAAATGCGTTTGTACTGCTGTCTAAGAATGTATTGTTTTGTGCGCCATTAGTCCCATCACCATGCAAGAGCATAGTGACGTAGTTGAACTGACCATCTGGTACTGCGGCAGAGACTGAAGCTGTTTTAGATGCGGCAAACATTTATCAGTCCTTATGGTGTGTAATTCTGACCAACTGTCGTGCCATACCAATTAGTTCCATCAGCAAAGAATGAATAAATATCTTGCTTTGATGCTGTACTGGTGATTGTCGGTGCAGTACCACCAGGCCATTTAACTGTTGTCCAAGTGACTGTGCGTGAGCCTGTGGCATCTTGCTTTAAAAACATGATGAAAGACTTGCCACTTGTTGCCGTTGGCATTGTGATAGTTGCATTGCCTGTTAGGGTAATGATTTGTACTGTGCCGTTGGTCAAAGCTAAAGTAATTGCAGTAGAACTATTAGCTGAATATGGAGTCTCAACATAGTTGGTTACTGTTGGGTTTGTTAAAGCTGGTGCGCTGTTAAACACCAAAACACCCGATCCAGTTTCATCAGAAACAACCGAAATTAAATTAGCACTTGATGGAGTTCCTAAAAATGTAGCAACACCAGTTCCAAGACCTGAGACACCCGTAGAAATTGGCAAGCCAGTTGCATTGGTTAAAGTGCCACTTGTGGGAGTACCTAATACGGGGGTAGTTAATGTTGGTGACGTTAAAGTCTTGTTAGTCAGGGTTTCTGTGCCTGTAGGAGTCACATAGTCAGTACCCGCAGTAGCCGCAGATATTGCCGTTCCATTACCTTTAAGAACGCCTGTAATTGATGTTGATAAGGTAATAGCGGGAGTTGATGTTGCTGTAGCTACTGTTCCTGCTAAACCATTGGCAGAGACAACCGAAACACTTGTAACTGTTCCTGAACCACCGCTAACTGTTGCCCAAGAACTATTTGTGCCATCAGTAGTTAAATACTTACCTGAATTTGTTGCTTGGCTAGGTGCTAAAGCATTGAAAGCCGCAGTAGCAGTAGTCTGCCCTGATCCACCATTTGCGATTGGCAAAGTGCCAGTTACACCAGTAGACAAAGGTAAACCCGTTGCATTGGTCAATGTTGCACTTGTTGGTGTGCCTAGAATGGGAGTCACCAATGTTGGAGATGTAGCAAATACAGCCGATCCTGTTCCTGTTTCATCAGTTAAAGCACCCAAAAGGTTAGCAGAACTAAATGAGCCTAAAGAAGTTGCATTCCCTACAGAAGTAACTGCACCTGTTAAGTTGGCATTTGTCGTGACGTTACCCGCAGTCAGGCCAGAGGCAGTTCCTGTGATGTTTGTACCAACCAATGCGCTTGGAGTTCCCAAGGCGGGAGTTACTAAGGTAGGAGAGGTTGCAAATACCGCTGCCCCACTTCCAGTTTCATCAGTCAAAGCTGCTGCTAAGTTTGCACTACTAGGAGTCGCTAAAAATGTAGCTACACCAGTTCCTAATCCTGAAACACCTGTACTAATAGGTAAACCAGTTGCATTAGTAAGAGTCGCTGAAGTAGGAGTCCCTAAAACTGGTGTTACAAGGGTAGGGCTTGTTGCAAACACCAATGCACCTGATCCTGTTTCATCAGTAATCGCAGAAGCTAAATTGGCACTAGAGGGTGTTGCCAAGAGAGTTGCTACACCAGTACCTAAACCACTCACGCCTGTCGAAATAGGCAGACCCGTAGCGTTTGTTAAGACTGCCGCACTCGGAGTACCAAGGGCGGGAGTTACCAATGTTGGCGAGTTTGACAACACAACATTGGTTGTGCCTGTGCTTGTAGTTACACCTGTACCACCATTGGCTACCGCTAGAGTTCCTGTGATGTCAGCAGTAGAAAGGCTTACTGCATCCCAAGAAGCGTTTGTGCCATCGCTTTGCAGATATTTGTTGGCAGCAGAGGTTTGGCTAGGCAAGAGGTTATTCAATGCACCTGCGGCTGTAGAAGCACCAGTACCGCCATCAGCAACCGCTAAATCTGTGATGCCAACAATCGTGCCACCCGTAATTGCGGCAGCAGAGTTATCTGTCTTTGTCGCAACAGCAGTAGCAATGTTGTTGTACTCAGTATCAATTTCAGTACCCTTGACAATCTTTAAAGGATTGCCTGGACTTAGATTGTCTTTAGTCGCAAAGTTTGTTGTCTTGGTGTAATTACTCATGATTTACCTCTTAGCCTAATTTGCCATCTTTGGCTTGAATTTCAATCTTTTGTAGAGACAGTTGAGTGCCGTTAATGGTTGTTTCATAACCTGTCTGGACAATCTTTCCCGCACTAGATGCGTTTGCCCTTAATGTTTTAATTGGGATGCCACTTGTGTACTCGGCTACGTTGTATTCAGCAGTTCCATATTCATAACTTACCTGAGTAGGAATATAGATGTTTTGTGCTTGATAAGCACCAGAATAGTCAAAGCCCCATTTAATCGTTAAGTACTGATTTGATCCACCAATCACAATGGCTGAAATAGTCTTTAAAACAGAAATCTGGTTTGGATTGCCAAGGTCAGCATTATTGGTGTAGTAGGAAAATCGGTAAGTGGATGTGTCATCTAAGTAACCACCATACTTACCGATATAACCATTTTTGCCAATGTACAAATCACCATTACGCAAAGAGCGTAAAGAAGTAGGAGAAATAGAGTCCCACTTAGTGACCCGTGAAGCACCATCTTGCAAACTTTGCTTTGTATCAAAACAATAAACTTGGAAAGTAGCTGGCAAAACAAGCAAGTAAAACGCTTCTTTTTCTGAGTAAACAGACTTCAAGTTAGCTAATGTTTCGCTTGCCAATGATGAGTTCAGATCAAAACGAACATTCTTAGATAAATCTCTAAGTGGTGCAGACTTCTCTTGAATAGTCCTCATCAATGAACGAATACCTGAGTCCGATAGGAAAATTACATCAGAGCCAACGCTTTGAATGGTGTCTCTTGCCACACATCCAATAGAGCCAATTGTGTCGCTCAGAATAAGAGATGCAGGGGTAGAAGCACCAGAGTAGACAAGAATCTGTCTCTTGCCAAAGATGAACAAGAAATCATTGTGAGCTGCCAAACCCATGACTTCATCTGCACCATTAGGCCACACACGGGAAACATCCAATGAGCCTGAAGTACCTCCACCCCATACATGACCAGCAATCAGATCAGAGAATGTAATGGTTACTTTGTCAGATGATGTATTAGCCACCCATAAGCGACCAAATGCTGATAAACAGATATTGGCTTGAGGAACAGTTGCTACATAACCAGATTTCTCAGACACTCTGCGATAAGTAGTAGTACTTATAGCGGGATCATAGATAAGTGGATCGTGACCAGTTTGAAAGAAGTATGCAATGCCATTTAGAGTTGCACATTGCCAGTTAGATGCAGTAATCGTAGGGGCAGACCCTCCACCACCATAGGTCAACTCAGTAACAGCATTAGATGTTCCAAGTTTGAATATCTTATTATTGCCAGCAAATAGAACAGTCAAAGTCCCATCGTTTTGTACTAACTCATGGATTACACCAACATCATTAGCACCTAAATCGCCAGAGGAAGAGTTAACTCTTGTCCAACCTTTCCTAGCACCAATACGTCCATACTGATCCAAAATGCAGTTAGTCGCAACCAAAGCAAAGCCAGCCCCTAAATCAAGGGGAGAATCTTCAGTGTTCAGGCCGTAAAAGCCTGGTGCTGAGAGACTGTAACTTTGTAGAGGCTTAGACATTACACGGGTTCAAAGTTGTTTTCAACATAGCGAGTGCCTTCGAGTGCAATCGCATCAGATAGCATTCCACGAAAGAGAGCATAGGCTTCAGAAGAGGCAGTTCCTCCATCTTCACCACGCTCAATCAAAGCCCTTGCATAAGCACTTTGGGCAACCAAATAATCTAAAACTTTGACGGATGTAGCGTCTGATGAGAGAGCTGCTTGAGGTATAGCCAAGTCAAACATGATTGTATAGACACCATTAGGAATTGGAAATAACTCTACTTTGGTATCTCCACTAGCATCAACACCATCAAAAGTAAACTCAGAAGGTATACCAGTTGATGGAGTGCCAAAGTTCAATTTGCGGTTCATGTCCACAAAACTGATATTTTTTAAACCTATAAAACTTGTTGAGTTAATAGCATCGTTAACTTGGAACTTTTGACCCGCACCCGTCATTGAATAAGCGTGTGTGTTCGCAACAGTTGTGATAGTCACTGTAGTGCTAAGAACATTCCAATTAAAGGAATCTTCAATCTGACGTTTTGCATCATTGACAAACTTGCCAATCAAAGAAGAATAGGTTGTTTCGCCAACAGTAGATACTGTGCTTTCACGCAAGCGTACTAACACATCATTGACAAGTTCTAAGTAAGTCATGTTCTCTGTGACCCTTCAATTTCAAATGTTGCAAGTACAGACATTGTTGCTCCCGCTTCAGAAGTAGCACTTATGTAATCACCTTCTTCCATGACAAAATATTGCCCATTTGAGATAAGTGTTAGTGTTGTTCTAGCAGATAAAACTTGCTCACTCACAACTACAATTGTTGTAGCAGTGCTTGCGTCATACCAATTAAAAGAAATATGCTTGCTAGGAGAAGTATTGCAAACGTGCAAGAGTGAACATTTAGCGTAATAGCCAGTAGGAACTGTATACAGCGTAGTAGCCGTATTAGCAGTTAGATTCTTACCGACAGAAACTGGTCTCACTTCATATTCCTCTTAGAGATCGCTTTAGCCTTAACTTTAGCGTCTTCCTTGGACGTTGCGCCCCAAGCTCTAAGAGAAAGTAAAAGTCGGGTAGGCTTTCCATCTTTCATCTCAGGGCCAGAATTGCCGCCCATTCGTGCTAGAAAGGATGCCCTACGAGGGTTGTCTCCCGATTTGACGGGTGGTTTTAAATTGCCACCTGTTTCTGCATTATACGATGCTCTTCCTTTGGCATTCAAGCCCCC